TGCCATGTTTTGCGTGTTTTTTAGCCACCGGGTGACGCTTGGTTCGATCTGACCAGAAAGACCGGCAGGACAAGGCGAAGGCTCGCTACGACGACATCAAGCGTCGCACTGGTGAACGCTCACGCCAAGTCGGTGCCGCCGGGCGCGACATCGGCAGCATCCCGCCGGTAAAGGACGTCAAACGCCGCGACGCCTGCCGGGACTCGTTCCGGTCATTCTGCGAAGTCTACGGCGCTGAGTCGTTCCCGCTGGCGTGGTCGCCTGACCACTTGACGGCGATTGCCAAGATCGAGGCGGCTGTGCTGCGTGGCGAGTTGTTCGCCTTCGCCATGCCTCGTGGCTCGGGTAAATCCACGCTGTCGATCTGGGCCTGCCTGTGGGCGATGCTCTACGGTCACCGCTCGTTCGTGATGCTGGTGGGTTCTGACCAGGCGATAGCCTGCCAGATGCTCGATACGCTCAAGAGCCACCTAGAGCAGAACGACCTGCTTGCCGAGGACTTCCCGGCGGCGTGCTATCCGGTGCGTGCGTTGGAGGGCATCACGGCTCGGGTGCGTGGTCAGACATGCGAAGGCGAGCCGACGCACATGGGCTGGACGGCAGATAAGGTCACGTTGCCCTGGATCAAGGGTGCCGCCTCGGCTGGTGCGGCTGTGCGTGTCGCTGGTATCACGGGCCGCATCCGTGGCATCAGTCACACACGCCCAGACGGCAAGACGATCCGCCCCAACCTGTGCCTCATTGACGATCCGCAGACTGACGAGTCGTCCGCGTCGCCGTCGCAAGTGGCTACCCGTGAACGCATCCTCTCGGGTGCAATCCTCGGTCTCGCCGGTCCCGGTGCGAAGATCGCCGGTTTGGCGACGATCACGGTGATTCGTCCCGACGACCTGGCTGACCGTCTGCTCGACCGGATGCGTCATCCTTCGTGGCAGGGCGAGCGCACGAAACTGGTCTACGAGTGGCCCACTGCGGATGAACTGTGGGGGCAGTATTCCGAGATGCGTCGTGAGGGGCAGCGTAGCGGTGAAGGCACTGCGGCGGCTGACGCCTTCTACCGGGCGAATCAGGCGACGATGGACGCCGGGTCTCGGGTGGCGTGGCCGGAACGGAAACACGACGACGAACTGACGGCGATACAGCATGCGTGGAATCTACGCATCGACCGTGGCGAGTCTGCGTTCCAAGCGGAATACCAGAACGCACCGCTGGCGGATGACATCTCGAGCGAGAAGCTGGACAAGCGGTCGCTCGCTGCTCGAGCGTTGACGCTGTCTCGTGGGACTGTCCCACTTTCCCACCAGACGGTGACGGCGTTCATAGACGTTCAGGACAAACTTCTGTACTGGCTGGTCGCATCGTGGGGCGATTCGTTTGGCGGTCACGTCGTGGCATACGGCACCTATCCTGACCAAGCCAGCACGTTCTTCGAGGCTAAGAACGCCAAGAAGACGCTGGCACTATCTGCCAAGGGTGCCGGGTTCGAGGCGGCGCTGTCGGCTGGCCTGGAGTCGCTCACGCAGATCCTGTTGGGCAAGGATTGGAGCCGTGAGGACGGCGTGCCTATGCGAGTGCGTCAGGTGCTCATCGACGCTAATTGGCACAAATCGACGGAAGTCATACGGACGTTCTGCCGCCGCTCCACGTTTGCGGCGAGTCTGCTACCGACGCACGGCAAAGGCATCGGTGCGTCTGGCGGAAGCCTGACCGAGAAGAGAGGGCGAGGCGAAAAGCTGGGGCTGAATTGGGTGATGCGACAGACGGCGACGAACCAGCGCTACGGCGTGTATGACACGAACTTTTGGAAGACGTTCACTGCGGCCCGACTGCGTCTTGCGATTGGCGATCCAGAAGCGATCACGCTGCACGCCGGCGATCACGACATGCTCATTGAGCATCTCACCAGCGAGTTCCCGGTGCTGACGGAGGCAAAGGGTCGAGTCGTGGACGAATGGAAGCTCGACATGCGTCGAGAGAATCACTGGTGGGATTGTCTCGTTGGCTCTGCCGTTGCAGCGTCGATTGCAGGCGTGCAACCCGTGGCGACTGAGGCGGGTGGACGCCAGCGGAAAAAGGTGACAATCCCGACCGGCCCGAATGGCAAGAAAGTGATTCAAGTCAAGCGGCTGAAAACTTGACGCCGTCGCCATGCTGCAAGGCATGGAAAAACACATCCTCAATCTCGGTGCAGGCGTTCAGTCAACGGCGCTGTACCTGATGAGCATCGACGGCGATGAGCCAGAGGTGCCGAAGTTCGACGTGGCTATCTTTGCTGACACGCAAGAGGAGCCTGACGAGGTGTATCGGCACCTTGAATGGCTTGAGCAGCAAGGCGGGCCGCCGATTGAAAGAACGACGGCTGGAAGCCTTGGTAAGGCGTTGGAGGATGGGGCAGACGCCGCTGGGAATGTCTGCACGGATGGCGGGCATTTCATCAGCATTCCAGCATTTACGCTGCTACCAACCGGAGAGAAGGGTATCAGCCAAAGGCAATGCACAGCGGATTTTAAAATCAAGCCAATTGAAAAGTGGCTGCGTGAGTCTCTTGGAGTTATGCCCGGCAGGCCAGTTCCAAAAGAGCATGTCTTGATTCAATACATGGGGCTTTCCTACGACGAGCCGAAGCGTGTCATACGTGTGAAGCAGCGATATCTTGCAAAACCGTCCAACTGGCAAGTGAGATTTCCACTATGGGAAATGCAATACACAAGAAGTGACTGCCAATCGTATTTACGTCAGCGGATGCCGCACGAGGTTCCACGCTCTGCGTGCGTATTCTGCCCATTTAAGTCTGACGCCGAGTGGCGTGCGTTGCGTGACTCTGACCAAAAAGGATGGCAGCGGGCCGTATACATCGACACAGTATGCCGCCAGTCGGGCAACTTCAAGGCAGTGCGATACCTGCACCGCTCATGCCAGCCGCTTGACCAAGTAGACCTGCGGCCAGCCGACGAGAAGAGCGGGCAGAAACACCTATTCAGCGGTTTTCAGGACGAGTGCGAGGGGTACTGCGGGAACTGACATGAACCAGATCACGCTCACAACCGTTGACGGTCTCGACCCTCGTGACATGCTGGCGATCCGCTCCAGGCTGACGAAGCCGTCGAGTGAGTTTCAGTTGGAGGTTGCCCAGGTGCTGGAAGGCGAGGGGAGCAGCTGCACACCGCTTGCCGTGTGGCACTGCGACGGCTCGTTGATTGCTTGGGCGTGCTCGCACGTCTGGCGTGGCATGCAGACGTTAGAGCAGTACGTCGAGGAGCGGTATCGCAACACGGGCAAGGCGACGGCGTTGACTGCGTTCCTGCTGTCGTCTGGCGTGATTGACGCAGCCAAGCCGCTGGCAGTGTTCTCTCCGTTCACGGCAGACATCGCCCGCAAGCTAGGCGTGGCAGACGTCGTGCTCTTTGAGCGGCGCGGCTCTGAATGGGCCGAAGTCTAACGGCATACCCGGTCTGTGATTGCCGGTGCGTCCCGTAGCGTTGCTCGCATGAGCGACGAACTACGCGCAAAGATTGCCGAGACGGCATCCGGCCCCAAGCGGGTCCGCACCGATGCTGGCGAAGTTGAGGCACAGGATGTCGCCTCAATGATTGAGGCTGACAAGTATTTGTCTGCCCGTGCTGCGAGCGGCAGCGGCAACACACGCCGTGGCCTGCGGTTCAACAAGATCATCCCGCCGGGGGCTGGCTGATGGGTTTGTTCAGCAGGCTGCTGCCGGGACGCAAGCCGCAGAACGTGGCGGTGCCTCTGCACGTCCGTGCGAAGTTCGACGCCGCAGAGATGGGCGACGACCGGCGGCACTGGGCGAACGCCGACGCCTTCGCTGCCGATACGGCTCTATCGCCTGAGAAGCGACGCACGATGCGGAATCGTGCCCGCTATGAGCGTGCGAACAACTCGTATCTCGCTGGCATCTCGGCAACGCTCGCCAACGACTTGATCGGCACCGGACCACGCCTGCAACTCAACAGCGGCGACGTCGAGGCGGATCGCCTGGCGGAACGTCTCTTCTTCGATTGGTCGTGGCAAGTCGATCTGGCGACGAAGCTGCGGACGATGCGTGAGGCGATTGTGGTGGACGGTGAAGCGTTCGCCATGATGATCAGCAACCCTCGCCTGCCGGGCGTGCAACTCGACCTGCGGCTCGTGGAAGCCGAGATGGTGGCGACGCCGGTGCAGTCCGTCACGCCTAGCGTCACCGTCGATGGCTCGATTGTCGATGGGCTTGAGTTCGACGCCTCGGGCAACGTGCTCGCCTATCAGGTGCTCTCGTACCATCCCGGTGCCAATTACCACGTCAACGCACTGAACTACCAGCGGGTGCCAGCGGCACAGATGATCCACTGGTTCCGGCCCATCCGGCCCGGCCAGCATCGTGGCGTTCCTGAAGTGGCACCGGCTCTCAAGCTGTTCGCCCAGCTTCGCCGCTACACCGAAGCGGTCGTGGCTGCTGCGGAGACTGCCGCCGACTTCGCAGGCTTCCTGCGGACGAACTCGCCTGCCGCCGAGGTGGACGAAGTTGAAGCGTTCGCAGAGATGCCAATCGAAAAAAGAACGATGGTCACGCTGCCAGACGGCTGGACGTTCGAGCAGCTCAAGGCAGAGCAGCCGACGACGCAGTTCCCGGCGTTCGTGCGTCAGCTTCTGGGAGAGTTGGGGCGTTGCCTGCAACTGCCTTTCAACGTCGCTGCGTTGGATTCGTCGTCCTACAACTACGCATCGGGCCGCATGGATCATCAGGTCTATGCCACGACGCAGCGCGTGATGCGTGACGATCTTGAGCGTCGGATGCTCGACCGTCTGCTTGCGGCGTGGGTGAACGAAGCAACCCTGGCAGGGCTTCTACCTGAAGGCATCCCGCCGTTCAGCGAGTGGGATTGGTCGTGGCAGTGGGACGGCAAGGAACACGTCGACCCTGCCAAGGAAGCCAATGCCGCCGAGACGAGGCTGCGTACGCACACGACGACTCTGGCGACTGAATACGCCAAGGCTGGCAAGCAGTGGGATGTCGAACTGCGTCAGCGCGCCGCCGAAGTGGCGTTGATGAAGGAACTCGGACTCTGGGTCGATCTCACGCCGGAAGTGAACTACGGCGGGCAGCTTGACGAGAACGGAGACCCCGTAGAGGAAAACCAATGAACGCAATCAAGTTGGATTCTGGCGTCACGTTCCTGCAAGCCGCCGAAGGCGATTCGGCACCGGCTGGCAAGCGTTTTCGCATCGTCGCCTACACGGGCGCACCGATCCGGCAGGGCTGGAGCCGTGAGCCGGTCGTGATCGACATGGCTGGCATGCAGCTGCCGGCGACTGTGCCGGTGGTGCTCGGGCACGACTACTCGCTTGGCTCGATCCTCGGGCAAGGTCGCCCGTTCATCGAAGCTGGGCAGTTGATCGTTGAAGGCGAGATCCTCGCTGACAACGACAACGCACGCCAGGTGATGGCACTCGCCGCTGCGGGCTACCAGTTCCAGGCGAGCGTAGGTGCTGACGTTCGTCGGCACCAGAAGATCGACGCCGAAGGCGTCACCACCGTCAACGGTCAGGCTCACGTTGGGCCTGTTCGAGTGGTCAAGGCTTCGGCACTCCGAGAGACGTCGTTTGTGACGCTCGGCGCTGACGGGGCCACGACCGTATCAATCGCAGCCGAAGACGCTGCCGAGGAGGTTCCCATGGCGGATGACGCCAACCAGAAGCCTGCCGACGTCGTTGAGACGCCGGTGGAAGTCACGGCGAGCGTCGCCGTGGAGACCAAGCCCGAAGTCGATCACACCGAAGTGATTGCGTCCCTCACGAAGAAAGTCGAACAGATGGAAAAGCTGATCGCCACCCGCGACGAGCGTCCCTCGGCTCCTGCCGTTCACATGGCACAGCCGACCGCTCGCACGCCCGAAGTCATCGAGGCAGCGTTCGCCCTTCAGGGCAACCTGCCGAATGTCGAGAAGCAGTACAGCGTCCAGACCCTCGAAGCCGCTGCCAAGATCCAGCGGACGACGAGCCTCGGCGAAGTGCTCCTCTCGGCTGCCGAGGAAGGCGGCTACACCGGGCCTCGCCGGGTGTCGGCTGCGACGCTGCGTCCGATCCTCGCTGCGGCGTGGGCGACCCACAGCATCAGCGGCATCCTGTCCAGCACCGTGAACAAGTTCCTGTTGGCTGGCTTCAACGGCGTCGAGTCCTCGTGGCGGTCGATCTCGTCTGTGCGGAGCGTGAACGATTTCCGCAGCGTGACGAGCTACCGTCTCAACGGCGGGATGAAGTTCCAGAAGGTCGCCAACGGCGGCGAGATCAAGAACTCTGGCTTCAGCGATGAGAGCCGGACGATCTCGGCAGAGACCTACGGCATCATGACCAGCGTCACTCGCACTGACCTGATCAACGATGACCTCGGTGCTCTCACTGCTGCCCCGCAGCGGTTGGGCCGTGGTGGCGCTCTTGCTCTGAACGATCTGTTCTGGGCTTCGTTCCAAGACGATTCGACGTTCTTCACCACGGGTCGTGGTAACAAGAAGAACACCGCCGGTGCTCTGTCGCTCGCGAACCTCAAGGCGATTGCCACGATGTTCCGCAAGTTGAAAGACCCCGATGGCAACCCGGTTGCCGTCGATCCCCGCGTGCTGCTCGTTCCGGCTGATCTGGAACTCGCGGCGGCTGAGATCATGGGCTCGTCGCTCTTGGTTGGCGGCTCGTCCGCTGGCCCGGATCGCAACGTGCTCGCCGGTCGGTATCAGGTCGTCTCGACAAGCTACCTGTCGAGCGCCGAGGACTACTACCTGCTTGCGTCGCCGGCTGACCTGCCGGTGATGGAAGTGGCTTTCCTCAACGGCGTTCAGTCCCCCATCGTTGAAACGGCGGAAGCCAATTTCAACGTCTTGGGTGTCGAGATGCGGGGTTACTTCGACGTCGGTGTGGCGAAGGCTGAATACCTCGCCGGCGTGAAGGCCGACGCTTCGTGATCTGAAAACAAACCGTGACCGCTGGGCGGGAGCCAGTTCCCGCCCAGCGGCATGATTCCAACCCAACCCATTCCAAGGAAAGTAGGTGATCTATGGCTGATTATGTTCAACACGGCGACGTGATCGAAGTCACGCCTTCCTCGGCTCTTTCTTCCGGCCAGCCTTTTCTGGTCGGTTCCAGCCTGCTGACGATTGCGACTCAGCCCATTGCGGCGAACGCTGCTGGCTCTGTCGCCACCGAAGGCGTCTGGTCGATTGCCAAGTCAACCGGCAACAGCACTGCGATCAGCGCGGGCACTGTCCTTTACTGGGACAACGCCAACGCCGTCGTGACCTCCAGCAGCAACGGCACCGTCCGCTGCGGCGTGGCGGTTGGCTCGGCTGCCAATGCGGCTGCGAGCGTTGCGTTGAAGCTGAACGGCTGATCTTGTCCCGTCCCACTGCAAGCCGCCGGCGGCAGCGTTCATCCTTTCCGCGCCGCCGGCGGTCTTGTAGCCAGAGGTGCCCATGTCCGACCTACTCGCCAGCGGTGCGGCTTGGCTCGCTGACCAGTTGTCGGCGGGTGCGTCGCGGTCTGTGCGTTACTACCGAGGCGCTGACTACGGCGTGGTCAACGCCACGGTCGGCACCAGCCGGTTTGAGTCGCAAGGCACGAGCGGCGTGATCGAGCAATGGGAAAGCCGGGATTTCCTGATCAAGTCTGGCTCGCTGCCATTCGGCGAGCCGCAGCGGCACGACAAGATCCGTGAAACGCTCAACGGCGTGGACGTCACCTACGACGTCACCAGCCCGCGAGGCGTGCCGGTATTCCACTACGGCGATGCTTTCCGGCAGACGGTGCGTGTGCATACGGTGGCGACGGCTGAAGCGTCCAGCGTGCCTGCAACGCTCAGGCGTCGCTTCTGGGGGGCGTTTGCTGGTGGGACGATGACTGACGCACAGATTGTCGCCAGCCTCTCCAGCGACCTTGGCGGCACTCGGGCACAGACCCGGATGATCGCCGCACAGACTGCGTATATCTACGTCGTTCTGCCGACGAGTTTCGGCGTTCCTGTCTTCGCCGTCAGCGGCTTGACGTCCTCGGCGTGGGAGACCACGACCAGGTCGATCACGTTCACCGGGCAGACGGCACAGAGTTACGGCATTTACCGCTCCACGTATCCGATCACCGGCACCGTCAACCTTGTGGTCACATGACGCAAATCAAGGGCACCAACGTACTCGCGCCGGTCGTGCCGTTCGACACGACAGATACGCACGCATCGCACGAGGCAAAGTACGGCAAGGGCGGCTACCGCAGCGTGGCAGACATCGCCGAGAGAGACGCAATCCCGGCTCTGAGGCGAGAGGCGGGCATGCTGGTCTGGGTGATCGACACACAGAAGGCGTGGCGGCTCAACGCAAACCTGACCACATGGACTGAAGTCACCGCAATTAACGAACCACAACTCTTAGACGGGGGCAACTACTGACATGGCGAACACCATTCGCATCAAGCGGTCCACAGGATCGGCGGCACCGACGACGCTGCAAAACGCAGAGCTTTCCTATAGCGAAGGCGTGGCCGGCGGCGGCACGCTGTTCATTGGCGTTGGCACGGGCGGTGCTGGTGGGTCTGCCACCAGCGTCATCGCAATCGGTGGGCCGTCAGTGTATGCGTCCAAAAGCTACGTGGACTCTGCGATTAGCAATGCCAACCTGTCGAACTACCTGACGACTTCTGCCGCTGCATCGACCTACCTTTCACAAGCGACGGCGGCCAGCACATATGCAACCCAGAGCAGCGTAAGCACGGCGATATCAAACGTGATCAATGCCGCCCCGGCGGCTCTCGACACGCTCAAGGAGCTGGCCGACGCTCTCGGGTCGGATGCTGCGTTTTCTACGACAGTGACAACGTCCATTTCCGGCAAGCTCGCAAAGGCGAGCAATCTGTCGGACGTGGCCGATGTGTCTGCGGCTCGTACGAACCTTGGGCTTGGCAGCATGGCAACGCAGTCGGCAGGCAATGTGGCGATCACTGGCGGCTCAATTGACAACGTGACGCTTGACGGCGGCACGTACTGACCGAGCCGGTCTGAAAACAAGAACATCCGGCGACAATGCCGCAACGAAGGACGTGACGCATGCCGACGTTTTCTCAGCTTCCTGGCGACCTAACGGTTGTGTTCGTGGTCGCTGACGAAGTCAACTTCACGCTCGACCTAGACGTTGACGTGACGGGCTATCAGTTCACGGCTGGCGTCTACGTCGTCTCCACCAACGGCTTCTTCGGTGGTGGTGGCGGAACGATCAACGCTGTCGGTGCCACGGCGATCACGCCGACGATCACGGTCGTGAACGCTGCGGCTGGCACTCTGTCGTGGGGCGTGAGTGAAGCTCAGACGGTGACGCTGTCGCCTGCGATCAAGTACCGGCATTTTGTGCGCTGGGTGACTCCTGCCGGCGTGACTCGCACGGTTGTCTCTGGCGACCTCATCGCAAAGGCACCATGAGCAACATCACCGTCAACGTCACGAACGCCGGGGCGGCTAACGTCGCCGTCTCCAACGGCTCGACGGTCAATGCGACTGTCGGTAATGGCGGTGCGGTCAATGTCTCGCTCGGCACGATCTCGCCTGGCAACGCCACGGTCGTGAGCGGCACGCTGACGATCAACAGCACGACGACGCTCGCTGCGGGCACACCTGCGTATGTGAAGAACGACGCAGGCACGGCATACGCTGCCAAGCTCGACATCGGCATCCCCGCCGGCCCGGCGACGAATGTGGTCGTAGGGAATACGACCACACTTGCCGCTGGCAGCAATGCGACCGTGAGCGGCGTGACGAACGGATCGACGCTGACGCTGGCGTTCGGGATTCCCGCTGGAACGCCGGGGCAGAACGGGATAAACGGCAGCAACGGAACCAACGGGACGAACGGAACCAACGGCATTACGCCGACGTTCTCAGCTTCCGCCACGACGCTCTCCGCTGGCTCCGATGCCACGGTCACGGCGACGACGAGCAATGGCGGTGCGAACGTCGCCCTGGCGTTCGGCATCCCGGCCGGAGCTACGGGCGGCTCCAACCTCACGCTCTCTGACGCCGCGCCATCGGCTCTCGGGACGGCTGCGGCAGGCACAAGCAACACCGCCAGCCGTAGCGACCACGTCCACCTCCTGCCGTCGCTCTCGACGCTGGGGGCGGCGGCGGCGAACCACGCCCACAACTACGTCACGGCGCTGAACAACTTGACGGGCGGCGTGACGCTGGCGGCTGGCGGCAACGTCACGATCTCGTCGGCGAATAGCACGCTGACGATTGCGGCGAGCGGCGGGCTTGGGTCTGACGATGCGGTGGATGGCGGGACGTACCAGGGCTACATCCCCCAGAACACCATCACGATCACGCAGCAACCAACGGCACAGACGGCGAGCAATGGGGCGGCGACGTTCAGCGTGTCGGCCACATCGACGCCCGGCGGGACGCTCTCGTATCAGTGGCAAAAGCAGGAGTCTGGTGCCGGGTCGTTCTCAAACATAGCCGGTGCCACGAGCTATTCGCTTGCTCTCACTGGCCTGACGAACGCAGAGGATAATGGCGACGTTTTCCGCGTCGTATTGTCGGCGTCAAACGCTGTCAGCGTCACAAGTAGCACGGCTGCACTGACCGTGAATGGCAGCGGCTGGGCGCAGGTTGGATCGTCACTCTCAGGCCCATCATCAAGCGCACTGGGCCGGGTTCTGTCGCTTTCGTCCGACGGGACCGTCCTAGTGGCCGGCGATTACAACTACAACAGCGAGTCGGGGCTGGTTCGAGCGTATTCGCTCACGAACGGTGCGTGGTCGCAACGAGGGGCCGACCTGACATCCGAAAATGCTAAATTCGGGTGGAGCTTGAGTCTGTCGGCCAGCGGCAGCGCGATGGCTGTCGGAAAGAACTCGTCGGGCAGTAGCTCAGAGGTTCGCTTCTACGACTGGAACGGAACATCTTGGTCCATGCGAGGGGCAGCGATTGCTACAAGTAGCCTCGCGCCTGTGAGGCTGTCAGACAACGGGCTATCTGTTGTCGTTGGCGAGCCGGGGCATGACGACGGTTTCAACACCAACATCGGCCGCGTCAGGGTGTTCGACTGGAGCGGCACTGCGTGGGAGCAGCGGGGAGCGTCGCTACTGTACGGCGCTGAGTACGATTCAATCGGTCAAGCGGTCTCCATGTCTGGCAACGGCGGTGTAATTGCCGTCGCCTCGGTCAACGGTGACGCAGGAAATACCGGGCGTGGCGACGTGCGGGTGTTTGCGTGGAGCGGCACGTCATGGGTTCAGCGAGGAGCCAGCATCGAAGGCGAATCCGCCGGAGATATGGCTGCAAGCCTCGGCGTGGAATACGTCAGCGTCGACCTGTCTGTAGACGGCTCAGTGCTCGCGATAGGTGCTATCGGGAATGACGGTGCAGGCAGCAATTCAGGAAGCGTGCGAGTGTTTGCGTGGAGTGGCACGGCGTGGGTACAGCGAGGCAGCGACATCGACGGACAAGAAGCTAACGACCTCAGCGGAACGTCGCTGTCTCTGTCGGACGACGGGGCCACGCTGGCTGTGGCGTCTTCATCTGGTCCCGCAAGAGTGTTTGTGTGGAGCGGAAGCGCCTGGTCTCAGCGAGGTACAGGGCTTGGCAGTGGAGGTCTGAGCGTCAGCCTGTCTAGCACTGGCAGCACAGTAGCGGCGCAGACCGAGAGCGGAATTTCTGTCTATCAGTGGAACTAAGACATGCCCAACAAAATCAAACCCAAGCGCTCCTACACCGCCAATGCCGTTCCGGTTGTCTCTGGCAACACGCCAGACATCGAGCAGCACGAGATGGCGGTGAACTGGACCGACGGCAAGCTGTTCACGCGCGACGCGAACAACCAACTAGTTTCGATCACGCTCGGCGGGAGCGGCTCCATCCCGACCGCATCCGCCTCGGTGCTGGGCGGCGTCAAGGTTGGCTCGGGCCTCACGATCACCGATGGCGTGTTGGCTGCGTCTGGCGGCGGCGAGGACACGGCCCTGCGTGCCCTGTTCGTCCCGCCTGCTCCGACGAACGTCACTGCGACCGCTGGTAATGCTCAGGTCTCGCTGGCGTGGACTGCGCCGAGCGTGCTTTCCGTGACGCCGATCACGGACTATGTCGTTCAGTATTCGTCCAACAGCGGATCGTCGTGGACGACGTTCAGCGACGGCACCTCGACGGCGACTTCAGCGACCGTCACCGGACTGACCAACGGCACGGCGTATGTCTTCCGCGTGGCGGCGGTGAATGGGGTTGGACAGGGGGCTTACTCGACGGCGTCTAGCAGTGTGACTCCTGGTGTTCCCACTGATCCGTATTTCTCAAATGTCGCCCTCTTGCTCCACTGCGACGGCAGCAACGGTAGCACGACGTTTACCGACTTGTCGCTGAACGGCCACGCGATCACGCGGTATGGGAACGCCGCTATTTCGACCACGCAGAGCCGATTTGGCGGCGCATCTCTGTATCTGGACGGCGACGGCGACTATCTGGAAATCCCAGACCACGCCTCGTTCGACTTCGGGGCTGGCGAGTTCACGATTGAGTTTTGGGCCTTCTGCACGGACCAGTCGACGCCGTATCCGACCTACATCGCCAACGGCACGGCAGGCTTTGAGTCGGGCTCGTGGTCGATCCGCTATGACAACAGCGGACAACCGCAGCGATTCGGCGTCTTCTGGAATCCGAGCGACCCGCTGCACTCAACGGCCAGCGCGTACTCCTTTAATCAGTGGCGACACGTCGCCGTCGTGCGTGACGGAAACACGATCCGCACCTATGTCGATGGCGTGCAGCAAGCGTCAACGGCCGTTGACGCTGGCAGGACGCTCGACTTGACGCAAGGCGGTCACGGCCGAATCGGGTCGGCGCGATGGGACGGCGGGAACGGGTTCTTGAAGGACTACATCGACTCGTTCCGAATCACAAAAGGCGTGTGCCGCTATCCAAGCGGCACGACGTTCACCCCGCCAACAGCAGCTTTCCCTGACGCATGATCCGCACCTCCATTTTCATCGCCGCCCTCGCCACAGCCGGTGCCGCCGCGCTGGTGCTATCGGCTCGCGCAGGGGCGGCGTCAATGCGGTGGGCGATTGGCAGGGCAATCCTGAGCTATTGGTGAACTATGAGCAGCACACTACGCACACTCGCTGACAGTCTCGCCGATGGTCTGCAATCGGTGACGTGGGCGATTGCGTCCACGGTCGTGGAGCGTCGCAATTGGGCGAACGTCGACCTAGAGGCGATGAGCGTGCCGCATGTGTTCGTCATCCCCGGCAATGCCGAGGTGACACGCATCAGCCGCCAGATGATGCAGGTGGATTACACCGTGTCCGTGTTCGTCGGGCGTCACGTCCAGACCGACAGCGACGTGGACGCCATGCTTGATCTTGCCGACAGCGTCATGCTCCAGGTGCGTGCCCACTCGTTTGGCTCTGCCGTGACGTGGCCGGCGGGCGTGACCAGCCCGCAGACGGTGGGAATTGACCTGAATCCTGACGACGCACTGACGGAGCGAAACGTCTGGCGTGCGGTCATTACGGCGACGTATCGAGTGTTCGAGGCGAACGTGCTGCCGACGCCGACCGTCTAGGAGGCTGCTATGCCGTCGATGCTCTCTGGCATGAGCCGGGCGTTTATCCGCCCTGGCATGATCGGCGGCAATCGCCGGGAGATGTCTGCGGATACGCTCGGACGGCTCCAGCTGCGGGCGAGCATTCGTGGCAACTTCTTTGACAAGCCCAAGGCCACAAGGCTGATCGGCAAGATGAACGCCAGAGTGTTGTCTTTGCTTGGCAGAGACATCATGCAAGAGGCAAAGAAGGGCATCGGCCAGACTAAGCCGAGGACGTCAGCGGCAGCGAGGAAGCGTCTCGGGCGCGGAAATCCTGTGGAGTTCGTCGGCGGACTGTACCTTGACATCACGGCGTATGGGTCTGGAGAACCGAGGGCGGCAGGCCAGCCGATCAAGTCGTGGGCTCCGAAGAGGTGGTTCTACAAAGACATCATTTACAAGCTTGATCCTGCCCGCATGACAGCCGTCATCGGCACCTACAAGACAAAGCCTTGGCTGGCACAGCTGCACCAGATGGGCGGCACCGTAAAACAAACGGCGTGGCGGATCGGCGTCGGGGCTGCACGCAATGCGTACCTGCGGAAGCGAGGCAACGGACGCCAGGGGCGAGACGAGAAGGGGCGATACACTTCGTCGCTGCCGCAAGCGAACCAGTACGAATACGGTGCCTTGATCTGGCAGATCGACAAGGCGGGCAAGTTCAAGCACTCCCGCAATTGGGAACGCACGACTATCACCCGCATGGCTCGCTATCCGGCCCGCCCGTTCATGGCAGGCTCTAAGCGTGTAGACGCCGCCGTTGCAAAGGCCAACGAGAAATGGCGGAACATGCTGGCCAGAAACTAGCGACGGCATACCCGGTCTAGATTCCGCCCTGCTGCCCATACCGTGAGCGAACCAGCCGCACCGCTGGCACTCGCACACATGAGGGCACCCTATGCCGGCAGGCACACTTGACATCAAGCTCGGGAAAGACGTGACCATCACGGGCGTTTCTAACGCCCGCACCTGCACCGTCACCAACTCCGCATCGGAAGTGGACGTCACGAAGTTTGGCGACACTTCTCGGAAGTTTTCAAAGGCTCTGATTGAGCAGACCATCGAGCTTGAGTGCGTTGACGCTCCGGGTGTCACCATCGGTGGCACGTTCACCATCAGCGGCACGACGACCGGCAATGCGTCTTACGTCTGCACCAACATCAGCGAGAGCCAGCCTCTCGATGGCGTCGTCACCTACACGGTCTCGGGATCTCGCACCGTCTAACCACTCACCACGAATAGAAACAACCACACATGGCTATCACTCTCGGCAAGGACGGCTCTGGCATTCCGCAAGTATCGGGAGCCGCTATTGAGGGCGTCATCTCGGCGACGTTCACGCAGGAATGCGAAACGGTTGATGTCTCGAATCGCAGCAACGTCGGCGGCTCTGCTGGTGCTCCTGGCCGCAGGGTCGCTAGGGCCGGCTTCGTGACGAAGACTTGGGAAATCGAGTGCCACGACGCTGACGGGTTGCTCACGTCGCTGAATGCCGCCGGAACCAGCTATTCCGTGATGAGCGTGTCCGAGAACATCAGCGTCGATGGGGCTGTGACCTTTAGCGTGACGCTCAAGGAATTTTAAATGGCGATCACGCTGGGGAAGGACTGCTCCATCATGCTCGATGGCGGCTACATCTTCAGCGCTCGCAACGTGACGCTGACAGAGTCGGCTCGCACTATCGACGTGAACCCGTACGGCAGTCGCTACGCAGGCGTCTACAGCACGGGTTACGAGTGCAGCGTGTCCGTTGAGTTGAACGATGCAGCGGATCTCGGCACGGCGTTTGAGCGGATGCACACGGGCGGGACGTTCACCGTCAACGGCGGTGCTGGTGGCTTTTCCTTCTTAGCGGTGATGACCGGCATAAGTGAGACAGACCCGATTGATGGCGTGGCGACGTTCACGCTTGAAGGCCGGATGACTGATCCTAGATTGGCGAGGTAGTGGGATGCGTGAGTTCCGTGATGACCAAGGCAGGCCGTGGCAGGTGGCGTTGACGGTGGCGTCGGCGCTGCGTGTCCGTGACAACGTCACGGTCGATGTCGTGGACGAGGAGAGCGGCGAGCGTAAGGCTGTGCCGTTCGACATGGTGGACGCTGCGAACATCTCGCAGACGTTCCAGGTTCTTCGCAGCCAGTACGCAAAGATCGGCGAGATCCTCTACGCACTGCTGACCAAGCAGGTCGAAACGAAGGGGCTGTCGAGGGAAGACTTCCTTGACGGTCTGCGGGGCGATTCGCTGGACGCTGCGACAAAGGCGTTGGAGCAGGAACTTGTCGATTTTTTCCCGCAGCGCCTCCGCAAGATGATCGGGCTGTTGGCCGCCAAGATGGACGAGGTAGCCAACGAGATGCTCGGCAGAGCGGAGGCGGGTCTGAAGAAGGCGACGGTGGAGAGTCTCGCAGGAGCATCTGGGACGCAGTCTGGGAAGCCGCTGGAATCCTCGGAGTCCATCCAGGCAAGTGGACCGTCAGACAACTCTTCGCCGCTCGTGACAGCCGCCTAGAACACGAGTGGTGGCACACGGCGAACATCCTGGCACAGCAAGCGAATCTGAACCGAGACAAGAACTCAGCAAAAGCCGACCCAAGGAAGTTCAACCCGTACGCGAAAAAGCCGAAGCCGAGACAGGCGACGCCTGATGATCTGAAACGCCTCTTTGGCAAGGACTGGCAGAAACACGTATGAGCGCAGGAGCAGTCAGAGCCGGCGGCGTGTTTGTCGAGATCGGTGCCGATCCCAGGAAATTCTTTTCGGCGCTGGCTCGGGTCAATAAGTCGCTCGGCAATATGGGCCGCTCGCTGGCTTCGGGCGGCGGCAAGCTGGCTGCGGCTGGCATTGGCATGGCGGCACCTATCGCCGCTGCCGTGCGTCAGGGTGCAGCGTTTGAATCGACGCTGTTGAATATTCGGGCGAGCACTGGTGCGACAACGGCGCAGATCGACCAGATCAAAGCATCGTCGATGGCGATGTCGCAGGCTCTCGGCGTCGGGCCGACAGAAGCCGCACAGGGCATGCTTGAACTGCTGAAGGCTGGCATGTCGCTTGATGCCGTGCTCGGCGGTGCTGGCAAGACGGCAATGGAGTTTGCCAAGGTCGGCGAGATGGACGTTGCCCAGGCGGCCGTGGTGATGTCGGACGCCATGAACGTGTTCAAGGTGTCGTCAGATGTCGCCGCCAATGCGTTGTCCTCGGCAGCGGACGCTTCAAGCACGTCGATTGCTCAGATGTCAGAAGCGTTTTCGATGTCGTCTGCGGTTGCCGGGCTGGCGAACCAGAGCATCGAGGATCTGTCGGCAACGCTGGCGATCCTCGCCAACAACGGCGTCAAGGGATCGGACGCAGGCACCAGCGTCAAGACGATGCTGATGAGGCTGATGGCACCGGCTGACGATGCCGTGGGTGCGTTGGATCAACTCGGGCTGTCAGTCGCCTCGTTCCGTGGTGCTGACGGGCAGATGAAGCCGATGGTGGAAATCATCGGCACGCTCGGTCAGGCAATGGCTGGTCTCGACCAGACGGCGAAGGACGATCTGTTCCGCCGCATCTTTGGCGCAGATGCCATTCGTGCTGCCGCGATCCTTGCCGATGCTGGAGTGGAAGGCTTTCAGAGCATGCGGGATGCGATGGCATCCGCTCTGCCGGTGGGCGAAAAGTACAAGATGCTCATGTCGGGCCTGGCTGGCTCCGGTGCCAACGTCCTCGCGGCGTTACAGCGAATGGCTATTGCCATTACGGACGCCGTGGCACCGGCTCTCGCGGGTGCGTTGCCGTTTATCACTGGCTTCATCGACGGGCTGACGAAGCTGGCGACGGACAACAAAGAATCCATTGTCTTGTTCGCTCAAGTCGCCGCCGCCGCCGTTGGCATCGGTGCCGCAATGGCGACTGTAGGGTATGCGTTGCAGGCGTTGAGCGGCTCTATCGGTCTCGTCTTGAAGGGCTTCGGTCTCTTTTCTGCCCTTGCCAGCCCGGTGCTGCTGGTTGCGGCTGGCATCGGTGCGGCGGTCTTTGCTCTCTATAAGTTCAAAGACCAGATCGGTGCGGCCCTCGGCCCGGTGGCTCCGCTCGTCCAACAGGCGGCAGGAGCCATCGGCGAGGGTTTCGGTGCAGCAGTGGCCGACGGCATCGTCGTTCTCGGCGATCTCGCCACGACTGCCACGACAACTTTCAACGGCGTCTACGAAGCCGTCGCCGCTGGTGACTTGTCCGGTGCGATGGACGTCCTCTGGGCTGGTCTCGTCGCTGGCTGGCTGCGTGGCACTGAAGCCCTGATGTCCTACGTTGATCCGTGGGTGGCAGCGTTTCAGGACGTGTTCACCGACATCGGCTCGGGCATCTACATCGCGTGGGACAAAATCTACACCGACTCGGCGGCGATTCTGAACACGATGGGTGCATGGATCATGGGCTTCTTCGACAACATCGCCAATGGAGTCATGGCGACGTTTGACAACCTCGTGGCTGGCATCCAAATCGCATGGACGAGGGTGCAGGGATTCATCACGGGTGCTGAAGACACTGAGCAGCGAGTGCAGGCGATCAAGGACGAGAACGCTGCACGGGCAGAGCAGCGGATGCAGGAGCGACCGGGTATTGAGAGCCGCACGGCTGATGCTGCCAAGGAAAACGATCAAGCCGAGAAAGACCGTCAGGACCGTGCCAAGGCAATCAAGGAAGACGCACAGGCGACGAAGGACGGCAGACAGGCTGCGAACCAGCAGCGAGCGGACGCACGGCGTGCTGCGACGCAGGCTGCCGAGGCCAATCTCGCCAACGTCACGGCAGGACAAGACGAAGGGCGAAAGGATGCGACCACAGCAGCAGAACTGCTGAAGTCGCTTGGCTCGGCATCGTCGCTTGACGAAATCACGAACATCGGCGCGAGCATGGACGCACTGCTTCAGCGTGGCAACGTCAGCGGCGAGATGGAATCGAAGCTGCTCGACGCCTACTACGCCGCCTTTTCTCGTGTCAACGTCGCAAGTGCGGCATCGTCATCTTCCGAGAAGGCTGCGACGGCTGGGGCTGGTGCCGCCGGCGCTGACGCTGCGATGAGCAAGAGCGAAGTCGCCGGCACATTCTCAAGCGTCAACCTCGGCGGTATGGGCTTCGGCTCGTCGCTCGCTGAACGCACGGCAAAGGCTGCGGAAGACACTGCCAAGGGTGTCGGTCAGCTGGTGCAGCAGGGCCAAGCAGGAGTAGCAGCGTAATGCCTGATCTAGTCTGGATTGAAGACGGCGACTCACGCCAGGCGACGATTGTCCGTCGTGGCAAGAAGGCAGCGTCAACGATGACAAAGAGCTACAAGCTCTTTGGCACTGCCAACGACGTCGAGGTACATGCAGCTGTCAACCAGCAGATCAGCACCGTCGGGTACGGCTGGCAGTATCCCGGCGTGTCAGACGCACAACTGTGGGCTGAGAGTTACTCGATCTCGTTCTTGGGCGACAACGCCTGGCAGGTGACGATCAACTACGAGAAGACAGGTGCCGAGCCGTCAACACCTGACCCGATGAAGCGGGCAAGGTCGTTTGACACGACCGGCGGCACGCAGCACATCACGCAAGCGTGCTCGGTAGGATCTGGCGGCACGCTTGACTTTGAGAAGCGGTTCCCGTCATCCGCGACAAACATGAGCGGTGCCATTGGCGTTGACTCCAACGGCGTCAACGGCGTGGATATTGTCGTCCCACAGCTGCAATGGCAGGAGCAGTACGACGTTCCCAATGCGTACGTGACGGCTGCGTACGTGCGAGGTGTTGCCGGCATCACTGGCACCACGAACAACGCCAGCTTCCGAGGCTTTGATGCTGGCGAGGTTCTTTTCGTCGGCTGCTCGGGATCGCAAGAGTGGGACAACGAAAAGGGGAGCGGCCCGTGGTCGCTGTCGTTTCGCTTTGTGGCGTCAAAGAACGTAACCGGGCAGACCATTGGCAGCATCAGCGGTATTGAGAAAAAAGGCCACGAGTACCTGTGGGTGCGGTACGAGGATGCCGTGTCAAGCAACACGCTGATGAAGCAGCCGAAAGCCGTCTACGTGTCCAAGGTCTACAAAGACTCTGACTTCTCACTCCTTGGGCTTGGCACGGGGTACACCTAATGCCACGCCCCGACGGACGCATCGAGCCAGGCCAGCCGCTACGCGGTGCAATCTCTGCCCGTGCGTGGAATCGAGCGCAGGACGCTGCCGACCTGGTGCTCGGTGCCAATCCCGGCACGGAAGGCGTGCCCGGCTCGCCGGTGCTGAAGCCGTATACGTGGGTCTACTGCAAGCCGTCTGTGACCGTCGCCCGCTGGGGCGTGCTGGCGATCACTGGCATGGAGATCACGCCTACGTCGTCGTCAGGAGGTGCTACGGCGTCCTTCGAGGAGATGCCCGTGCTGACGGGTGGCACGCCGTCTGCAACCACGACGGCCTGGTGCGTGGCGGTCGAGCCGATTGAGTCGGGCAAGATCGGGCGCGTGGCGGTTGGTGGCGTGGTGCAGTGCAAGGTTGACGTGACGAGCGCAGACGACAAGTTCGTTGCGTGCAAGGCGTCGGCGGCTGAACTTAAGACGGGCACGACCGGCGAGGGGCTGATTTTGTGGAAGGAATCAGGCACCGGCACGGGCAAGTGGGCGCTGGTGCGGCTAGCGGCAGGCGGCGCTCAAGGCGTCAAGCGCGGCACGTTCTCGGCACCGTGGAGCAAGGGAAGCACGAAGACGGTCACAGATGCCGTGACGAGCGGCACGACATACACCAACGTCAAGAACTACTTCGCCGGGATGACAGGAAGCGGCACCAAGGCTTGCGCCATCGCTTACGTTGGCAGCGAGTGGATCCTGATTGCTGCGGAGTGCTGAGATGATTGACTCTGCCGAGCCGCTATCGCTTGTCATCTGGGCTGTGTTTGCGTTTGCGGCAGGGTTGTACCCGCTTGGGTTCATGCTCGGCGCGCCGTGTAGCCCTTGCTGCGGAGGCGACGAAGAGTGGTTTGATTTCAACCGTTGTATTCGATTTGTAAACGTCGACACGTCTGCGCCGCGCACTTCGTACAGCACTAGCGAAACTGTGGACACGCCACTGCACGGATACTCTCGCGCTGTGTCGCGGCCTGAGGATGTCGGCGCTAAACAGGTGGCAACCAAGCTTGTTCTCAATTGCGTCCTTAATATCGCTGACGGCGCGTCGGCGATGAGCGACGGCGAGACTCGCACGGCTTCTTATAGCGTGCGATACACGGCTGGCGCAAGCGACCTTGGCGAGGCTGTTAACTGGGCGGTAACGTTGCGTGGCGTGACAATGCCGCTTTCGCCACCAGACTCCGTCGAGCCGGTGTATGTTGACCTCGTCAACAACTCCACGACTGCAACCTCGCAGTACTCTGCTGGCAGCACCGCCCTCAGCACGTCTTCGCCGGTTAGCGTGACTGTGTTTAGCTGCGACGCAGGCGCAGTGTCTCAGTGGCTTGACGGCTCCGCCGTTACACAAAACACGCTCAGAAGCATGCTGTCAGTGTCGGTGTCAATGAACGGCGACGCTCAATATGGCAACTGGGCTGTCACGGCGTCATTCACGCCAGACGCCAGCGTGTTTCGGTTTCTTCCGCGTTTTACCTATTTCCCGCTGCAATACGTCATTAAGCACACGCGAGGAACAAAGCATCGGTATTCAACCTTTCAGGTCTTGGTGCGGCAAGTCAACGTGCCTGATGCGCTCCCAGAAGGTGGGCTTCCTGCGTTCTTGAACAATCCGTCTCCGTATAGTAACTCTCCATTTACTCGCACGCAGCCAGAGTTCGGAGGTGCTCTCGCAACTGCACGTACAGCCGTCATCTACAGCGACAATGCAGTCCTAGATGACATCTATTCTGCCGCAGGTGTTCAGCTTCCAGCAGTGGAAATAGAGCCAACCGGCGCGCAGTTGAACCACACGGAGTACGCAGTGCAGGCCACTAACGCGCAATATTTGTCGCTTCAGTCGCCAGCAAGCAATGTGATCAGCCGGGGCTGGATCATGCGTCCGCGTGATCCAGCTTTTCTTCTCGACTTTCAATTCAACAACTGGATTTACGACACCGAACGTGTTGCTGATTGGCTAAGCGGCGAAGGGACTGTGCCGTACAACAACGGGCAGCTTGTTGGCCTAATAGATAGCTCTTGGACGATGCAGGTGTCGGACCCCGTCGCCTTCTGCGGCTATCCTCTGTGCACTCCCACTGTTTTTTTTGGAGGCGCCATGTATGGAGGGATTGTCAGCAATACGATGACAGTGCAGACGGCGAAGTTCCCGAGTACGTATACGTCAACTGACGAGAAAGGCACTACAACATACACAAATCCATGCTATGGACTTGACGCAGCGCCTGTTGTAACAGCAAGGCTGCTGCCCAGTGGTTGCCAATACAGCGGAAGCTACTCGTCATGTGAAAACCCAAGCTCGTTGAACAACGCATGGGTGCGTAATCGCGGACAACCTGTGCGCGTATTTTACTGCGGCGATTTGCTGTGGGCCATTGAGCATGGACCATGCAGGAACACCCTGACGATTCCATACCTAAACTGGGGAAACGAAACTTATACCATAGGAGGAAATGACAGCGATCCGTCGCAAAACAACCGAAGGTGCCACGTCTCTTTCACCCAAAACGAAGGCGTGTGTATGCCATACGAGGCAACTCTGACGCTGAACCAGCAGTACCAAATAAGATGCTATGCAGGCGCATCGCTCTACATAGGAGACGCCTTAACAGGGGATATTGTTTGTAGTGCATTTGGCAGCTCCGGTGCCGGATATTCAACTGCATCTGGCGGCTGCACCAGCCAGGTGTTTTCCGGAGTGATTCCTTTTCAGCAGGCGGCCGGTCGAACGGAGTACGGAGGCATGCTTCCACTGACAATCGTTAGGAAAAGAGATAAGTGGTGCGACGAGTGGGCAAATAATGTCGAGCTTTGGTTTTCTACCGGATGCTTCTGTGGTCTTGCCCCCGGGTCATGTGCCGCGACAGTGCCAAGCGGTTCTCCATTTTTTCCAGTAATCAACGCTAGCGTCGCATTTGGAGCTAGCACGTCTCCGTTGCCTAATACGGCTTCAGTCTCCACTGCAAGCCTTCCGAAGCAGGGAGGAACCGTAACGCTCACTTATTGCTGTCCAGAGCGACAGGAGACGAGGGTTATCGGGCCGCACTCTGGACGGTATCCTCGATCATTTAACATAGAGTCGAGCGGCAGCGGGCTTCCTGGCAGTGGAATAACAGCGTACGTCACACAGGCAGGCTACGACGGCGTCGAGTGTCCGTTCACCGTCATGTGGCTATCAGGCTCTGTGATAAGTCTGGGAAGCAAATCCCGCGCGTTCGCTGCCACCGGGGAGCCGATTATGGGCCAAATAAACCACAGTGAGCAGCCTGGGTGCCCGTGGTCGGTTGTGGAGTCGGCGAACTGGATTGTTGCAGAGCAAACGGTAGACGGCCTGCTCAAGGTATCCATTAACGGTAATGTCGCGGCTGTGTATGGGCCGCGCGACAGCAAGTACACTCACCCATACAGAGAAGCCACGGTCACGATTTCTTCTGGAGGGTCTACTGACACATGGGAAATAGTTCAATTCCAGCCGTGATGTGCGACTTTGATCGGGAGTCGCTTCGCTGTCACAGGTGCGGGTATCTTGCCAAGAGGATGCCGACACACAGGGTGTGCAGAACGATTCCCGAGATGGCTGAAAAAATCGCATCTGATCAGTCCACCCACCGCATAAAAGTCCCTCCTGCTAATGTCGGAACTGCCGTTGCTGGGTTGCTTTCTGCCGTCGGCGTGACCCCTGATCGCGTCAAGAAAGTCATCGGCAAAGACTGCGGATGCGACAAACGAAAGGCCACGCTTGACAAGATCGGAGCGGCCGTCTCGGCAGTGATCGAGCGTGCGGCTAACGGCGTGCTTAACGCCGTGCTGCCAAGCCCGATAGGCCCAGACGACGTGGCTGCTATCGCCAATTCGTTGCAGGCCAGCCCGTTCACGAACGCAGGGCTGAAAGACGGGCCGCCGCCTCCCGCTTGACACGCCTGCCACGCTAGGTGGCATGGGACGCGCAAAGCCAAAGCCAGCCGAGGCGGTGATCTTGCCGCCTGACCTCGACGACGACGACGAGGAGCACGTCGGCGGCGGCATCCCTGACGATGACGGGTGGATACACCTTGAGAAGAAGGAGCCGCCGCGTGAAGACGAAAAGCCGAAGCGTCGCACTAGCCGACGCCGTAGCTGAGAGAGTGAAGCCAGCCAAGCCGGCGACGTGGATGGATCGCCTGAGCGATGACGACCGGGACGGCGTGCTGGAGATCCGCAGGCGGTTCCAGGCGGGCGGCTATGGCTCCGCATCATCGGCGTCCGTCGCACGAGCACTGAGAGAAGAGGCGGCTGCAAGCGGGTGGCAAATCATCTCAGAGAAGGAGCTATCTGAATGGCTGCGAAGAAAATAGCCGACAGGATCAAGGCGAAGTTGCCGCCGCCGAAGCCAGCCGCCGACGCAGAGCAGGTGACGCAGTCGCAGAACGGCGACACGCTTGAAGCACGCTCCACGAGCCGCCGCATTAAGACCGTCGAGGATCTGCTGAAGCACATCGAAGCCGACCTTGATCGTTTTGAAGTCGCTGCATCTGAAGCGACCAAGTGGGAATGTGGCGACGGCGAAGGCGGCTCTATTGAGTTGCACCGTGTGTTCGTCAGGCTCAAGCCAAAGGGCGGGCCGACGACTCGTGAAGTCGTGGCGGCGATGATTGACGCTGCGAAGAAGGACATTCGCCGCCCTTTGACCAAGGTTGTCAAGGCACCGAAGCGCGATGGTCTATGGCAGGTGCTCGTCGTCGCTGATCCGCATTTCGGCAAGTACGCCTGGGCCGGCACGACCGGCGGCGATGACTACGACCTTGACCACGCTGCCCGCCTGGTGGGAGACACCGGCACCCAACTGCTCACGGTGGGAAATTCCCACAATCCCACCAGACGCACGATTGCCTTCGTTGGCGATTTGTTCCATTACGACAGACCGGACGGGAGTACCACAAGTGGTACGCCTCTGGAACGTGACGGGCGTCTCCAGAAGATGATCGAAGTCGGATGCAATACGCTGCTCGCTCTCATCTCGCAATCAGCCGAGAAAGTGCCGACCGACGTTGTGATCGTCAACGGCAACCACGACGAAGTGCTGACGTGGACGTTTCAGCGGATCATGCAAGAGCGGTTCCGTGGTCATAAGCAGGTGACAATCAAGCCAGACTTCACCGGGCGGCAGTACCTCACGCACGGGCGGAATCTGCTGGGCTTCGCTCATGGGCATCGAGCCAAGCGAAAGCTGCCGCAGATCATGGCGCTCGAAGCGTCCCGCCAGTGGAGCGAGTGCCCGTACCGTGAATGGCACACAGGGCACTTCCACTCGCAGGCTGCGGAGTGGCAGCGACCAATCGAGACGCTCGACGGCGTGATCGTTCGCACGGCACCGGCTCTCTGCCCGCCCGACGATTGGCACAGCGTCAACGGATTCATCGGCTCACGGCAGGCAATGGAGACGTTCTTCTACGACCACGCCGGCGGGCTGTCGTCCATGCACGTCGCAGGCGTGAAGGCTTGACGCATGGAATACGAATTGACGGACGACTACATCGCCGAGGCACGCCAGCGAGCGTATCGCTATCAAGGACAGTGGTGCGGCACATCGGGATCGCTGGCGGCGGATGTCGCTCGCCTTCTCATCGAAAGGAACAAGATGCAAGGAACGATCACGAATCTGGAAGACACAAACGCCGCACTGCGGGCAGCAGTGGAGAGCCGTCTAGCTGGCGGATGCTGCGACGGTGGCAAGTGCCACGCCAAAGACGACGCATTGGATCGGTGGCGTGAGATCACGCAGGCGAGCGCAGAGAAGTACGCCGCCGAGCGAGAGGAGTCGGTGCCGGCGGATTGGATCTTGCAGGGGCAGCGAGAGATGGAAGCGGCACCGGATGACATCCGGTGGACGGGTGACAGCATCCTTGCCGAGGAACACGACGACATCCGCCCAGGCTCTCGGGAGTTCCTCGCCGTGCTGGAAGAACTGAAGCGGCTTCACTTAGCCAAGACATTAGATTACGGCGTGGACGAGGACGCACTGTCGAACATCCGCAACAGTGCCGACGTCGTGAATATGCCAGCGTGGGCGGGCTGCATCCTGCGGATCAGCGACAAGATGCACAGACTCAAAGCGTATTTCCGGCGTGGGAAATGCGAGTTCGACGGCGTGGAAGACACGCTGAAGGACATCGCCTGCTATGCGGCGATTGCTCTCGTCTTGCACCGAGAGCAGGAACGGGCAGAGCCGGTCTAGGATTCCGCCCAGCCGCCCTAGTCTGGCGGCATGGTCACTGACGCACCGCTTGCTGCCGCACACCCGTTCCTCGACATCGAGCACAAGGTGAGTGCGTTCCTGACCACCGCTAAAGTCGTGGCCCGTGACGGTCTGACGTGGGTTGAGTTCGGTTCTCTGCTGGTCGCCTTGCTGCGGCTGTGCGTCGAGACGCTGGACGCCACTGCGTCGATCTCCGGGCCTGAGAAGAAGGCTATCGCTCTCGCTGCGGTTGCGTCGCTCTTCGACATGATTGCCGTGTCGTGCCTGCCGCTGGTGGCGTGGCCGTTCTGGGCGATCCTGCGGCCTGCCCTGCGGGCGTTTGTGCTCGCCCTGGCATCTGGTGCCATTGAATCTCTTCTGCCGCTTGTGAGGGCTTCCGCGTGATTACAGCGTTGCTCGTGGCGTTCGCCGCTTATCTGCTCGCCGGTCAGCAGATCACCGAGAAGGTGAAGGCGTTCGTGGCTACGGCGAAGGTGCCGACCATCGACGGCAAGCACGTCGCCGTGTTGGCGTTGCTTGTGGCTGCGGCGATTGCCTTTATGCCGAGCCGCTCGAGTACACCCTCCCCCACCCCAGAGCCGGTGCCGCCGGATGCGTTCACGCTCAGAGGAAAATTCATCGGAGAGCGAGCCAGTTCGGACGCCGCAACCCTATCCGCCTTGTGCTCAGAACTCGCAGATTGCATCGAGTACGACGGCACGCACGACCAGCGACTGAAGACGGGCGTGGCGTTTGACGAACTGCGGATCGCCGCCCGTGAGGCTCGGTGCAAGGGCGACAGCATCGGTGCCCGTCAGCCTCACGTCAGAGAAGCCGTGCATCGGTTCCTCGATGACGCCGTGGGATCTTCTGGCGGGCCTGTGACGCCAGAGAGCCGGGCGGATTGGGTAGCGGCTCTGCGTGACCTGTCGAGGGCTGCTGCCGATGTCACGAAGTAGCCGCTGGTCAATCGGTGCTGTCACGTTTGTGATCGTGATGGCGATTCTCGGGGCGCTCGTTGAGCGTGCCACGCACCGTGTCGTTGCGCGGATTGATGGGCAGTTTGGGTATACGCCAGACCCCGAAGGCACAAGGCAGTTTCTGGCGACTCTCGGTGACGAGAAGTTCTTCAGCCAGGCGGGTGCCGAGGCGATGAAGGAAGCCAAAGGCGTCGATGTATTTCTGTATCGGCAACTGGATGCGGCACATCGGGCACGCTACGGAAAACCGTTCGTCGTTGGCAGGCAACAAATCGGCGACTGCGTGGCATGGGGAGCAGCTCATGCGGTAGCGATTTCTGAGGCTGTCTCATTTTCGCTCGGCAAACTGCCAGAGCCACCGCTGATGCCTGCGACTGAAGCGTTGTACGGCGGTGCCCGTGTCGAAGCGCGTGGCAAGCCGGGCGACGGTGCCCAGCCTTACGGCGGGTTTTCGGACGGTGCCACGGGCTTCGGTGCCGCAAAATTTCTGCGTGAGTTTGGCGTGGTCTATCGGCAGAAGTATCCGTCTGCGGATCTCACGGAGTATTCAGGCGAGCGTGCGAAGCAGTACGGGGCGTATGGCTGCGGCGGGCAAGGTGACAACGGCAGAATGGATGCCGAGGCGAAGAAGCACCCGCTGCGGCATGTGGTCGCCGTTCGCTCGTGGGCTGAATTGGCGGCAGCTTTGGAGTCAGGCTACCCAGTGACGCTGGCGTCTTCTCAGGGCTTCACTTCGACGCGCGACAAGAACGGCATCTGCGAAGCGTCTGGGACGTGGATGCACCAACTTTGTGCCATAGGAATTCGCCACAAGAAGAACGGCGCACCTGACGACCTGTGCCTCATTTTGAATAGCTGGGGGCCTAACTACGTGGGTCCGAAGGAGAACAAGTTCCCAAGCGATCAGCCCGACGGGTCGTTCTGGGCACGCCGCAGCGTCGTGGAGCGGATGCTCGAAGACGCATGGGCTATCGGCGACACGGACGGATTCAAGTATCGAGATCTTGACCACGGCGGTTGGCTCGCACCGGCACCGCCAGAGAAGCAGGCTCGCAAGCCGTCGCCGGCACGTCTGATCGCAGACACGTTTCATATCGCTTTCTAGGAGCAACGCATGGGACTTCTTCTGTGGCTCGCATTTGGTGCCGTCGCAGGCGGCATCGCCAAGTGGCTTTACCCTGGCAAGTGCCCTGAAGGCTGGGTGCCGACCATCGGTCTCGGCGTTATCGGCTCGCTCGCCGGTGGTCTGCCGTTTGGCGACGCGCCCGCAGGGCTGATCGGCTCGGTGATAGGTGCCGTCGTGGTGATGTTCGTTTACTCGTTGTGGAGCGACGACCGATGACCAAGAGAGAAATTCAGACAGCCGTCGTCGTGGGCCTGGTCGCCGTGATGCTGACGTGGTGGGCGGCGACATCGGACTACTCGCCCGTGAAGCCTGAGCCAAGCCGCCCGGTTCTTCGGATCATCCAGCGGCTCGCACGGCTGGGGCTATGGGCGATGATGTTTGCGGAGCAGCCACCGCAAGAGGCACGCTACGTCGTGCACGCACGAGTCGATGAGAACGGGCATCGTGTCCTCAACCACGGGCAAGGATGGTGAACCATGTGGCAATGGCTCCTCTCGATCCTCGCCAGCCTGTCGGCTGATCCCGCCCAGATCGACCAGGAGGCTCCTAGAGCCTCGGCGGCGGTCTCGGTGGCATATGCCGCCACGGCACCGGACAAGGCTCCAGAGCCGAAGCCAGAGCCTAAACCGGGCTGCTGCACCGATTGCGGCGGGCGTGGCTACATCGTCCATGGAGATGGGCACCGGACGCCGTGCCCGTGCCCTGCGTCGTGCAAGTGCAAAGCCCCGACCGGCGCGTTGTCCACGCCTGTTTCACCTGCTCGGCCTGCGGGCGGGAGGTGACGGTGGACGACGCGCCGGCTGGGATGCTGCCGCATCTGCGGAGCCGGTTGCGTGCCGAAGTCGGCCCGCGAGCCGTTGCCGCTGGCAGAGCGTTTGACGAGTTCGTCGATTCCGTCTGTCGCTGCTGGAATGCGGAGCACTGGACGAAGCTGGCACGCTCGCAGCCAGAGAGCGAGATGGCAGCGGTGCGTGACGCCAAGGTGCTGATCGCCAAGGTGCGAGAAGACGTCGAGGCGATGTGGGGCGATTCGCCAGAGCTACAGAAACTCTACGGCGATGTCGGCACTGACGCCGTGGAATCGTTCGCACGCCTGTGGTTCGAGAGCATGGCAAACCGCACTTGGATGCGTGCGGCGTGCCGAGAAGCCCGGAAGACTTGACAGAGTTGGCAGACTCGCTGCATGGGCGAGGTACAGCGGTCCCTACTGGGCGACGACGAATTGCCACCGGCGAAGGGCAAAAAGCGTCGCATGCCGGAACGTCTCTCGCCGCAGCTGCGGAAGTGGTTGACG